ATAAGGATTAGAGGCCCAGGTTAATCGCCCGGGCCTTTTCTTATGTCCGGCGCCCACGTAAGGCCAGGCCGGGAGATAGCAGAGCAGCCAGATGTTAGGCAGATCCGGGAGCTGGATGTAAGGCTATCCGGGCAGCTGTTAGAGTGGACAGATTAAAGGCTGGATGGAAGGTAGCTTATAGCGTGCATAATCTAGCACCCTGCGCCCCTCTTTATTTTCCGTCACTAACTGCACAGATCCAGCTCATCAGTTAACCAGGGAAAGATCTGCCGGGCTGATACTGTTTAGGTATTAGATCCCGGAAGCAGCAGCCAATAAAACAAGGGATATTCTTTCAGCCTGGTGAATTCAAAGATCCGCAGCCAGGCCGGAAAGGCTAGGATTTATTAGGATTTTATGCAGATTTTACCCCGGCGAGTGCCACCGCCCCCCTACCCGGTATCGTATACAACCTACACCCAATTTTAGGAAAATACGAACTGTAAACCGGGCTGCTCAGGCTAGCTGCGAGTTATCCGAGATATAAAACCGTCAACGCCTATTTAAATATAGTAATAATATCAACGGATTAGGTTACAAAAGTATTGACTAAGGTATTAGCTATTGTTATTGTTAAGGTAACTAAACTAAGAACGAGCAGCTAATGAAAGAAATAAGTTTAGGGTTTAGCGTAGAGTTTGATCACTACCTCGACTTTGATGAGGATGATGGTCTGATCCTTCAAGCATTCCTGGGAGAACTCCAGGCTGAAGATCCTGTAGAAATCAATATAACGATGAATGATCTGGTAGAGGATATCATCGCTGAAGGTAAGGATCAGTTTGATTACCAATATCTCTATAATATTGCTCATGAGTTTAATCGATACTCAGAGCTAGCCAGACAGGCTGCACAGATCATGGAAGATGATATGAATGTGGTTAGTGACTTGTTTGGGATTAGCGGAGATCTCGGATGAGCTTATTCCCTCCTCAGCTTATTGCACGGCAGCATGAGGCTAGCCAGATAGGTAGGCTAGGGGAGATACTAGCAGCTTATTATTTAGAGCTGTATGGCGTGCAGACTGAGATTGTGAGAGGCGTTGGTAGTGATCTTTGGTGTACCACTGAGGATGGCTTTATGTTTACCTGTGAGGTGAAGACCTGCCATATACCTTATATGAATAGTAAGACCTGCCGGAATGCTTCTTATCGGTTTCATGTAGAGTCTGATGTACAGCGTAAGTCTGATATTCATGCTTTGGTGGGGCTGGACCTTATGAGCGTGAAGTATGTTCTGACTGATGATCTACCAGCGGGTGGTAAGAAGATCTTAAAGGCTAAGCATCTAGATGAAGCTCAGATCTTCCCCAGCATCGAAGATACCCTCCAGCGCCTATTAGAAAATAGAAAAGCAGCCTAGCGTTAACCAGACTGCTTCTTCAACCTTAACTTAGTGCTTAGGAAATATAGGGTTATTATATATAGACCAACCCGAACACCTAAGTTCGATTATATCATATAAATCGCCACTTGTAAATACCCTAACTGAAGTTAAGTGATTGACTTTGTTGGTGTTATTTGAGATAATAACTATAGGTACCCATGATAAACCTTCATTATATCCGAGCGGCTATAGAAGCTGCCACCGGTATCCATCTCACTCTCCCAGAAGTTCGAACCTACCTACTTGAGGAAGGACTGATAACCCAGAGACAGGCTGACGAAGATGCTCAGTTGTTTACCGGTTATGACGAGCTTTATGAGTATGATGATGCGAGTACGTATCAGGAAGAGTATGATGTGGAGATGGGCTTACCGGATACTTATATTTCCTAGGAGAGAATGATGCAGTATACGAAACCGAAGAAAACAAATGCAGGTGCATCTTGTAAGCCCAAGCAGAAAGAGACTAAAGCCGGCGCTAAGCTGAATATGGGCGGCATGATGATGAAGGCGAATTCGTATTCGTGTGGCGGTATGCCCCATAAAAAGTCGAAGTAATGTCTTGGGTAGCAGTTATCATGATGTGCATGACGCCTGTAGCTGATAGCTGCTTTGTTATAAGCCTTCCGGATCCATTTACGAATGAAATGGAATGCAAGGAAGAGGTTCTAGCCGGTGTGAATTACTTTACGAGACAAAACACCTTCGCTAGAGGTAAGTGTATAAAAATCAACTCGACTAGCGCATAGCGGGATTGCAAAAGTAACCAGAACTAATACCTTAGTTGGTGTGGTATAATATCCTTAGCGATAAAGGAGAATACCATGCTGAATTTTTTAAAACGAACTGTAGTAGCAATCCAAAAAGCTCAAGAGAAACGGGCGGCTTACTGGCAACTCCAGAACCTAACCGACACAGAGCTGAGAGACATTGGCATAGGCCGATCACAAATCAGGGAAGTGATAGAACGGGATGTTGGCTGAACTGGCAGCCGCTAATGCCGCATTTGGGGTTATTAAGACAGCCATAAGCAATTCTAAGGAATTAGCTGATTGTGCTAAATCTATAGCAGCCTTTGTCGGCGCTGAAGAAGATCTCAAGGCTAAGGCGGAGAAACGAAAGAAGAATCCTTTCAATAAGGCTCTTGGCAAAGATGCTAATGACTTCGAAGAGTTCTTAGCCTTAGAGAAGATTAACCAGCAAAAGGCTGCCCTCCAGTCGCACATGCGCTTGTTTGGAAGACCGGGAATGTACGATGCCTGGGTGGAGTATCAAGCGAAAGCTAGAAAAGCCCGTAAGGATGCTCAAAGGCAGCGTGAGAAAGAACGACAGGAGATGATCGAAGTCTTAACTTGGATCTTTATCGTTCTAGTCGCCTGGGGCGGAGCCGGTGCTGGTTTATATTATTTCTTTGTAGGTTTCTGATGGCAATCGATAAAAGCAAAATGAAGTGCAACAAGCCACAGCGTACACCTGATGGGCCTAAGAAGTTTGTTGTGAAAGCATGTAAGGATGGCAAAGAGAAGATTATCCGCTTTGGCGATCCTACTATGAGAATTAAGAAATCTAACCCTGAGCGGCGTAAGTCCTTCCGAGCCAGACATAAGTGCGATACGGCGAAGGATAAGTTCACTGCTCGGTATTGGTCCTGCAAGAAATGGTGAGCCTATGTCCTTAGTTAAAAACATCAATAAGCGTAAAAAAGATGGAACAAGCCGTTCTAAGAAGAACAGCACAATAAGCGATAAGGCTTACAAGGACATGCAAAAAGGATGGCCTAAGAAGAAGTCAGGGAAGAAGAAAGCATGAGTGAAGATCGGCTGAGTCGTATGGAAGAGAAGCTAGACAGACTTTCAGAAGCAGTGGTTGCAATGGCCCGTATGGAAGAACGTATGCTTACTCTTTTCAAGCGCATGGATAAGTTTGATAGCTGTATCCAGAAGGTGGATGACCGCTTGGACGAAATAGAACGGCAAGCCATTGCTCGTGGTCAGAAGATCGCATTTGCAGAACGGCTATTCTGGATGGTCTGCACAGGTGCTGTCGGCCTAGCATTTGTTTATTTGAGGTAATCCTATGGCCGAGAAGAAGAAACTATCTGAGCGCCAAGAGAAATTTATTGAGGCGCTGCTTGGGGAAGCAAAAGGCAACGTGCGACAGGCAATGCGAATTGCCGGGTATAGTGATTCAACAGCCATCCGAGAAGCTATGGCTCCGGTTGCAGAGGAAGTTGCAGAGGCAGCACAGATGTTGTTGGCCTTGAATGCACCTAAGGCTGCGTTGGGTATGGTCGGCGTATTAGATGATCCTTCCGCGCTGGGCGCCCGTAATACAGTTGCTGCAGCTAAAGAGCTACTAGATCGTGCTGGTGTTGTTAAAAAAGAGAAGATGGAAGTGAAGGGACCGGAAGGTGCCATGTTTATACTTCCCCCAAAACAATCGACTGAATGACCAACGATCCAGATTTCCCTATCAAGAGAAGGGCAAATCCGAGTTCACGTATAGCATTTGGGTACATGGCATCAGAAGAGGATCCATGTATTTGTATCCCGGACCCGGAATTTATTCCCTTCGTTAAAGAAGCATTAGATCATATTGATCAAGGTGGCAGTCTAAGAGAGACAGCTGCATGGCTTACCGAAAAGACAGGCCAGAAGATCAGCCACCAAGGCATCAATAGGATCTGGAAAGAACGCCGAGGTTCTCTGCCTGGCAATGAGCGTGAGAAGAAACAGAAACGCCAACGCCGTAAGCTAGCGCCTAAGACTGGGCCGGCTAAAGCTAAGGCGAAGATTAAGCGTAAGGCTGCAGACGCAAAGCGTGTGCTGAAGATGCAGCAAAAAAAGTTAGAGAACTGGGTAGATTACGACAAGCAGGATGAAGCTGTTCCCACTACTCAGCCGCTATCAGATAGCCTCGATTTTGATAAAGTGGAACAGCAAAAAGAGGAGCGTACCGTTGTATTCGCTCCAAACCCCGGGCCGCAGACAGACTTCCTAGCTGCAGATGAACGAGAGGTTCTATATGGTGGGGCAGCCGGCGGTGGAAAAACTATGGCCTTGATCGCAGACCCGATGCGATACTTTGGTAATAAGAATTTCAATGGGATTATTTTACGTCGAACCAATGATGAATTACGTGAAATTGTTTGGAAAACACAAGAGCTTTACCCGCAAGCTTACCCTGGTGCTAAATGGGCTGAAAAGAAAAGCCAGTGGACTTTCCCGAGTGGCGCTAGGTTGTGGCTTACCTATCTAGACAGACCTGAAGATGTTCTTCGCTACCAAGGTCAGGCGTTTAGTTATGTAGCCTTTGATGAGCTTACGCAGCATCCTACACCCTTCGCATGGGATTATATGAGATCTCGTCTACGGACTACGGATCCAGATCTACCAACCTTCATGCGTGCTACGACAAACCCAGGCGGTCCTGGGCATAGCTGGGTGAAGAAGATGTTTATAGATCCTTCGCCAGAGAACAGATCGTTTGCGGCGACTGATTTAGATACCGGAGAAGCTCTTGTTTACCCGGAATCACACGAAAAAGCTGGTGAACCTCTTTTCCAGAGAAGATTTATTCCAGCAAGCTTGTACGACAACCCGTACTTAACTGACGATGGATCGTATGAAGCTAACCTTTTATCCCTTCCGGAGATGCAAAGAAGACAGCTCCTTGAAGGTGACTGGGCAGTTGCAGACGGTGCAGCCTTCTCAGAGTTTAAAAAGACGGTTCATGTTATGGAGCCGTTTGATATTCCACCTGAGTGGAGACGTTTTCGCTCATGTGACTATGGGTATAGCAGTTATTCTGCTGTTCATTGGTTCGCTATAGATCCAAGTTACGAAACACTTTATGTATATAGGGAACTCTATGTCTCCAAACACACAGGAAAAGATCTTGCAAGAGCTGTTCTCGACGCAGAGGCTGGTGAATCAATCGCTTACGGCGTTTTGGATAGCAGTTGCTGGCACAATCGTGGACAGCTTGGACCTTCAATCGCAGAAGAAATGATTGCAATGGGCTGCCGGTGGCGTCCCAGTGATCGATCAGCGGGTGCAAGGGTAGCTGGTAAGAACCAGTTTCATGAAAGATTGAAGGTAGACGAAGATACAGAGCTACCTGGCATCATTTTCTTCAACAATTGCCGACAGATTATTGCAGATTTACCGGTGATACCTGCAGACCCTAAGGGATCAGACGATATTGATCCCAGATATGCATCAGATCACGCCTACGACAGCGTAAGATATGGCCTGATGAGCCGGCCAAGATCAACATCTCCGTTCGATATGGGTCACGGTGTACCAATCCAGAAATATAGACCCTCAGATTTATCCTTTGGATACTAAAACTAAGAGAAGGAAGTCCGAATGGCCTTCATGACACCACCAGAAGACAAAATTGACTCCGAAGATCTCACAGAATTAGCTGATGTAGCTGTTCTAGAAGAGGATGGAGACGTAGAAGCTGAAAATAGCGACTACGGTGGCGTAGTTTCGATGGTTGAATCGGCTTATAACCGAAGTAAAGACCGTCGATTAACAGATGAAGATCGTTGGCTGTCCTCATATCGCAACTATCGCGGTATTTATGGGCCTGATGTGCAATTTACCTCGACTGAGAAGTCAAAAGCCTTTGTTAAGATCACAAAAACTAAGGTTTTGGCTGCGTATGCACAGATTGTAGACGTATTATTCGCTGGATCTAAGTTTCCTGTTGGTATTGAGCCTCGTAAGACGCCTACAGGCGTAGCTGGCGCCATAAATTACGATCCAGAGCAGATTACAGACGAAAAAGTCAAAGAACGTGCAAACGTAGACTACAAAGTACCTCGTAAATACGTGCGTCCAGACATTGAGAAAGATCTAGGTATCTACAGGGACGTTACTGAGCCTGTACATGAGCAATTAAACCTAGGACCAGGCACGCAGCCGACATCTATTACCTTTGAGCCAGCCACAAAAGCTGCATTGCTTATGGAAAAGATGATGCATGACCAGCTTGAGGAAAGTCAGGCGTCTAAACATCTACGTGCAATGGCATTTGAGTGTTCATTGTTTGGTACAGGACTAATTAAAGGGCCATTTGCCTACGATAAGGAATATCCACGCTGGAATAGCACCGGGGAGTATGATCCTGAGTATCAGACTATCCCTAAGGTAGAATCAGTAAGTATTTGGGACTTCTACCCAGATCCAGACGCTCGTAACATGGCAGAAGCAGAATATACGATCCAGCGCCATCGTATGAGCCGTACAAACCTACGTAACCTTAAAAATCGCCCACATTTCCGTGATGAGAGCATAGAACTGGCGATTGAATACGGATCTAACTACAATCGTGAATATTGGGAAGATACTCTAGAAGATAACGCAAATGTAGACGATGTGGATCGTTTCGAGGTGCTAGAGTATTGGGGTATCATTGATGCTGAGCTAGCAGACCAGGCAGATCTAGAAATTCCACAGGAACTAGCTGACCGGGATGAAATCCAAGTAAACATCTGGGTATGTAATGGTCAGATCCTTCGTTTGGTACTGAATCCATTCACACCAAGCCGTATTCCTTACCACAGCGTACCTTTTGAGATGAACCCGTATTCATTCTTCGGTGTAGGTGTCGCTGAGAATATGGAAGACACACAATTGGTGATGAACGGGACGCTACGGATGGCAATTGATAATGCCGCGCTGTCTGGTAACTTGCTTGTTGAGGTAGATGAAACAAACCTTGTTCCTGGCCAGGATCTAGAGATTTATCCAGGTAAAGTCTTCCGTAGACAAGCCGGAGCACCAGGACAGGCCATCTTTGGCACTAAGTTCCCTAATGTTAGCCAAGAGCTTATCATGATGTTTGATAAGGCACGGCAGCTGGCAGATGAGGCTACAGGTATCCCATCGTTCTCACATGGTCAGACAGGCGTTACCGGGGTAGGCCGTACAGCATCCGGTATGTCTATGCTGATGGGCGCAGCTGCTATGAACATTAAGGCAGTTGTAAGCAACATCGATGATTACCTGCTATCGCCACTTGGCAAGGCATTGTTTTCATTTAACATGCAGTTCAACTTTAACGAAGAGTTTACCAAAGGCGATCTAGAAGTCATTGCACGCGGTACTGAAAGCTTGATGCGTAACGAAGTGCGCAGCCAGCGTCTGCTACAGTTCATGCAAATGTCTCAGAACCCTGCAATGCAGCCATTCGTTAAATACGACTACATCCTACGTGAGCTAGCAGCGTCTATGGATCTGGATGAAGATAAGATCCTTAATGATCCTCGTGAGGCAGCTATCCAAGCTAAGATGATGGCTGAGATCCAACAGCTGATGCCACAACCACCACAAGGCGCACAGCCAGCACCACAACAGGCTGGACCCGGCGTACAAGACCCAACAGGAACCGGTGGAGGTAATGTAGCACCGGGTAATGCTCCTGAGCCTGGCGCAGAGGGCTTCACAGGGCAGGGTGGTGGAGCCAATGGGGGTAACCAGCCACAACAGCCTCAGGCCGCTCAGCAAGCCGCACAGGCGCCACAACAGGGTCCAGTACAATAATGGATAAAATGCAGTACCGGCAGATGCTGCCTCTGGTTAATGAAAAAGATCAGATGGAACGGCTAACTGCCTATGTAGATGACCGCATTGAGACGATGCGTGATCAATTAGAGAAGCTGGCAGACGTAGATCAGATAAAGACTATGCAAGGTGCCATTAGAGAGCTTCGTCGCTTCTATACCTTACGGGATGAGGTAATTAAGGGATCTGAGTAATGGAAGATGATCTAGAGGCAACACAGGCTTCGTTCTCTGCCCCGCAGACACAAGAAGAGTTGGATGCGATCCTAGAAGGTATGGGAGCATCTCGTCCTACACGCACGATCGGTGCAACTCTAAGTCCAACGTTAAGAGATGATGCAGGGAACCCTGTACCGGTGGATCGTAATGGTGAGCCTATTATATTTGAGACTAACCCAGATTACGATCCAGACGCCAAGCCTAGCTTCGAGAACTTCCGAAACAACATGTCAGCGATGGCACAAGGTGTTGCAGAAGGTGCTAAGGCGTTTATCTCCGATCCTGCAGGGGCTATGGTTGATACAGCTAGTGCAGCTGGTACAGCGGCTCTCGAAAGCGGTGCTCAATTTGGTGAGCGTATCCAGACAGGTAACACAACGCTTTCTGATGTCTTTAATACCATAGGCGCCATGATTGGTGTAGGTCCGGCAACAAGTGTAGCAACACAAGGCGTAAAGGCTACGGCAGCCGAGCTAGCTAACCCTAATACCTCTCGGATCTTCTTAACTCCAGGTACACCAGGGCTTACAAGTGAATTAAAATTTGCGCTGGGTGAAGCTCAAGATATGGCTGATCAAGGTGTGGATGCGCTAAAGATTAAGCAGGATACCGGATGGGAAAACTTTGCTGGTAGAGAATGGGTCTATGAGATCGATGATAGCCAGGCACAGACAAAGTATACTGCCCAGAATACCAATGCTCAGAGGGTTACTGAGTTTACCGTACCCGGTGGCGCAATAACACCTACAGAGCGTAAGAAGCTTCTATTACAAGCCCAGCGCGATAAGATTAATCTAAATAAAGAGCTGAAGGCTGGTAATATCACTCAAGATGAATATCAAAGCCTACTACAGTCTCGACAGGACGCCTTAACGCAAGAGCTTGCTGCTACAACAGACGAACGAACTGTTACGAAGACTGTACCGTTAGCACCAACGCTAAAAGATCGCGGTAAACTATCTGAAGTTCTATATCACCCAGAGCTAGAGAAGTATGTAGACTATGAGAACTACACTGCGACTTTAGGTACTCGCAAAGGTAAAGAGACTAAAAATACAGTTACCAGAGGCGATCATAGCCGCGCTGATCAGGAAATTAATGTTTTCAAACAGACCCCTATAGATGAGCGCAAGAGTGTATTGATGCACGAGGTAGAGCATTTCGTAGATGCAGCCTCAGGATCACCGGGTAGAGGTTCTAATAGAACATATGGCGCTGGTATTATCGTAGAAGCTCAGAAACGCTACGCAGATGCTATGAAGCAGCTTGATGCTCCTCGCGGTACGAATCCATCGATCCTGGAAGATACTGTAGATATGTTGGATACTTTAGGATTTGGTATGCTGATGTCTAAGGAGCGTCTGCTAGATACCATAGACGGAGCTATTACTCTTAATCGTAGAGATGATGGTACGTATGAAGCCGGTTTTGATATGGACGTATTCAAGGCTGAGATGCAGTCTGCAGGTAACGCGGATCCAGATCTGACTATTAAATACCTATCAGAAGGCCGCCCAGACATTCTTAGAAACATAGAAAAGATTGCAGCGGTGCGTGGCAGCCGGGATCGTGAGATAGCGGGTATGGATGCACTACGGGCGTATCAGAATGAGTTGGGTGAGGTGAAAGCTCGTACTGTGCAGAACCGCTTAGATCTGACTGCAGATGAACGCCGTAATTCATTAGCAACTAATGACATTAATTACCCAGGCGGTACGCCTCTAAACACACAGAACATCTACACCTTAGACGAATACTAAGAAGGATATTAACGTGCCTGATGAAAGCCCACGCCCAAAGCTGCGCCCTAAGACAGTTCTTCCCTATGGCGACATTGAGAAGATTGAACGTCTTGTATGGGCTGAGTCTCGGGGTGAAGGACAGGAAGGCCGTAATGCTGTACGCGGAGTAATACTTAATCGTCTGGCATCAGATCGTTTTCCTGACACAATCGATGAGATCCTCACTGAAGATCAGTTTGAACCTATTTCTACATACGGCAGTATATCTGATATCCCAGCGCCTCGTGAAGATCTGAATGAACAGATCAATGAGTTTGTCGATTATGT